GAGTACGAAGACGCCAGAGGTCTCCCGGTCATAACAAAAGACGGAGTAACGGTCGCAGAATCAGTAGTCTTATTTGACCCGGTTGAAAATATGGGAGCGACTTTAATTAAAGAAGCTGCTAAAAATACAGTGAGAGAAGCGGGTGACGGTACTACTACGGCTACTGTTCTCGCTGAATCTCTTTTAAAAGAAGTAAATAGTAGCGATGCTACTACAAGAGAAATTAAAGACGGGATAAAAACCGGTCTTAAAAAGGTAAATGATTACCTAGATAAGATTTCTGTCAAGATCGAGGGCGATATGCTGGAATCTGTTAGCTCAATAAGTTGCAACAATGATGCAGAGCTAGGAAAGATTATAGCAGAAGCTTATACTAAAGTAGGTAAAGATGGTGTGGTGCTCATGGAAGAGTCTCCAACTGAAGAGACATACGTCGAAGTAGTTGACGGCGTGCAGATCGACTCAGGACTCACATCTCCACATTTTGTTACTGATAAGGACAAGCAAATATGTGAGCTTGATAACCCGTTAGTATTAATAGTATCTTCAGAAATACCTAACATAAGAAGAATACAAACTGTATTAGAGCATGTTATAAAAACTAAACGATCACTTTTAATCGTTGCTCCAGTAGAACAGCAAGTTAAAGCTGCTCTTCTTATGAATAAGGTGAAAGGTAATATAAAAGTTAATATAGTTGACTTACCAGGTTTTGGACCAACAAAGGAAGATACTGTGGCTGACCTAGCGTTCCTTGTTGGTGCTAAAGTAATTAATGAGCAGTTAGGTGATGATCTTGATTTGATAGATATAGATTGTTTAGGTGAAGCTCATACAGCAATAACTGATGATAAAAATACCGTGTTAACTATAGATACTCCAGAAAACGAAATGGAGGAGAGAATTGAGAATATTAAGAAAACTATAGATAAGTGGGAGAAAAACCCGTTTATACAGAAAAAACATAGAGAAAGATTGGCTATGCTATCAGGAAGTGTTGGAATGGTAAAAGTAGGTGCTGATTCCAAAGTTGAAATGAAAGAGAAAAAAGATAGGGTAGAAGACGCGATATATGCGACAAAAGCAGCCTTAAAAGAAGGTATTGTTCCAGGCGGTGGAATAGCGCTATTAAACGCTTCACAAAAAATCACCGCTAAAGCGGTAGGTGAAGAGATACTTCTTAAAGCTATCCAAGCTCCTTGTAAGACTATACTTGAAAACGCTGGGCTAAAACAAGATATCGATTTTAATGAAGGTACTGGTATTAATGTAATAACTGGTAAACCTGTTAATATGATAGCCAGCGGAATTATAGATCCTGTACTTGTAACTAAGTCAGCACTTAAAAACGCAGTAAGTGTAGTATCAACGATTATATCTGCAGATTGTGTAATTTCAAATATGAGAATGAATGAGAAAAATATATAGAAATTTCATAACAAAAGAAGACGCTGATATTCTTAAAGATTTAGAAAACGCTAGGTTATTAAAAACTGAAAATAGTGTCGTTAAAAAAATAATAAACAAGTTAAATGAAGATTTTAACTTTACAATAAAAGAAAAATCGTATTCTTATATAGAAAGATATCCACGCGGACACGGTTGGCATATAGATATTGGTAACGAAGGGCACATGCGGTGGTGCGAAGTAGGGGCATCTATACTATTAGAGAGTCCAAAATCAGGTGGAGATACTTACTATGGTGATGATATTAATGGAACTAATAAAATTAAGTCAGATAGAAAACTATATGATTTAATAGCACATACATCAGATGAGTATCACATGGTTGAGCCTCACGAAGGAACTAGAACTGTATTTTTACTATTTATTTAATTTAATATGAAAGCAATAAATCACTACATAATAGTAGATAAAATAAAAACAGGACCTAAAAAAGTTGCTGGTCTTATAATGACAGACGACACTGATGTTGACAATAGGTATTTAAAAGCAAAAATAATATCGTGTGGTAATTTAGTTGAAGGGCTAAAAGATGGAGATACGATATACTACGATAAACATGCTGGACACGACATATCATGGAAAGACACTCTTTATAGAGTTATTCGTGATGGTGACATTGTCCTAGTAGATTAAACCTAAACTACAAACCTTAAACCTTAAACTTAAAACAACAAACAAATTATTAATTAATCAAAAAAATAAAAATGGAACAAGAAACTTATTTGTATTTTGGAGAAGCTACGCTAGGAGTGGGTGCTACGGCAGCTTGCTACCCAGTATCTAATTTTATTAGTGCTGGTCCTTCGGCTGCTGGTAAAATAAAACTAATGTTCAAAGCGCAAAATGGTACAGCTGTTGACGACGTGGTAGAACTTACATTTACAACAGACCATGCTCATCGAAATGCTTTAGAAGCTATAACTAGAGTTATGGCTCGTCCAAATGGCGCTAATAGAAGCAATATAATAACAGTATTCGATGGTGTAACAAGTACTGGTTTAGATATAGCACCTTTTAATGGGACAGCACAGTCTTTTAGTGCTGTAGATCTTACAATAGCATAATCACTAACTTTAAAAAAATAAAAACAAATGGCAAAAAATTATATATGGAGTGCTAATGGTGATGATACCTTAGATGCTTTGGGCGATGCAATATTATTTCCCGCAACGTCAATTTTAAGAATAGACCCTACAAGTGCTACAACTACAACTATTAGTATTGCAGCCGCTGATGGTACAGCTGATTCAGATACAATAGTAATAACACACGCATCTGGACTTAACAAAAAAGTTATGAACGCTGTTGTTAAATTAGCTCAAGGGGCAAGAATAAAAAACGGAATGTCAGTAATGAACGATTATTATCTTGAAGATGCTGGTGGTTTAGAAACATTCCCAATTAATGAACTAGATGGAGATATTGCTGTTACTAATGTACAGTATACTGCGTCATAATAAATAAGAGAAAATGGATAATTATGTATATTTTGGTAAGAGATCACATTTCTCTCACCTCGCAAACACTGGTGGTGCTTTGCAACAATCAGATACTTTAACAGCAGCTAATTTTGGTATAGTTCCAGCAGATTTTACAGCAGGTACATCTACTGACGCTGCTAGAGGTATTGAAGTATTAATTCACACTGGTGAGGCTAACGGTAGTACAAGAGGTACAGCTGTATCAGCATTATTAGATGTAGCAAAAGGGACGGCTTTTGCTTCTCCTATAGCAACAACAGTTATTGGTGATGTATCAAGAATGATATGGGACGCTACTGGTATTTCTTCTGGAGTTATAACTGTAGCGAATTTTGGTGCTGATGGCACTAATGGCTATTTAATAGATGCTACTGACCAGTGGGTTATTAGAGAGTTAATAAGTGGCACACATGGTAGTAGTGCCGCTAGCTTTGGTGGTGTTGCAGCTGCTAGTACAAACGCGGCTTTATACGCGACTCCAGCTATTCAACAAACAGGAATGTTTAATATGAGCAACTTCTTAGGGGCTGATCCTGTTGATACTTCTACTGCTGCTACAATTGGTGTAGATATAGATTACGATAATGGCGGAACTTACGAAGTAGAAAAAACAAAACTTTCGTTTAAAGGTGGTGATGGTGGTGCTACTGTAGATTATGTTGTATTAACTCATGCTGCTAATAAATTTAAAGATATTTGTGCAGCAATGGAATCTTTAAGAAATGGTAGTTATGCTAAAAAAGCAGGTGGAGCATATATATTTACTAATTTAATGAGTGGAGAAAAAACATTTTGGGATAATGAATTCGGAATTGTTGGAGCCCATATGGTTAATACTACTCTATAATTGAGATTAACCGCGCAAGATTTGCGTGAATTAAATATCCTTAAGTATTACAGGCTCACTAGAAAGTGGGTCTGTAAAACTTACGGGTTAAAAGACGCAGACTTAGAATTATTAATTTATTTAGATTGTAAAGGAAGATTTACACGAAAAGATTTCATGGACGGAGTTTATACATATTCATGGGATAAAGCAAGATGGGAGAGATTAAGAAGTGAGGGTTGGATAGATGTATGGAGACATAGAAATAGAACTACTATAATGTACTCTGTGTTTAAGACCTCATGGAAATGCTCTCAAATGATAAGTAGGATATATAGAATCTTATTAGGAGAAGAAGATTTACCTACATCAGAAAGAAATATATTTTATAAGAATAAATCATATACAGACAAAGTTTATAATAAAGCTATAGATGATATGATTAAAGATAAAGACAGATAATATGCCAGGAAAACATAAAAGTGTTTTTAAAATGAAATACCAAGGAAATCACAGTGCTTTCCCTTTTAAAGATACAAAAAAAGAAGATAAGTTTAATGTTGATGATCTAGTTGATTACGACTTTGAAGACGTTCCTGTTGATGAAGAAAATATTGCTATTCATTTTGAAGAAGGTAGTATTCCTGAGCAAAGGGAATTGCGAAAAAAAAATAAATAATGGGATTTAAACTAGGGACTAATAGAGGATTAGAAGCTACCGGTGGTGAAATCAAAACAAAAATGCGTTTTGGTAAACAATCCGGTGAAGAAGGATCTGTACCTGGAACACCTGTTATTAGAGTACCATTAGAAGAAGGTGTTATGGGTGAAGCTAATATGGATGGTTCTATATATATTAATGAAAATTTAACTCCTGGTAGTCATGATTTTAACCAAACACTTAATCATGAAATGAGACACGCTACTGATATAAAGATAGGTAAACTTGCTTATGATGATGATAGCGTAACATACAACGGTGAGGTTTTTGCAAGAGAAACTAGAAATGGTAAAGATATGATTAAAGTTGATGGGAAATGGAAAGAAGCTGGTGACACTGGTTTTCCATGGGAAGAAGATGCAAATAATGGAAATGATGAACATATTTAAAGATAATAACGAGTGGAATGAAAAATCAATAATAGGGGCTGTAGCTTTTGTTATTATGTGTCTTGTTATGATATTGGATTTGTTAACAGGTTGGTTAGGAAGAGATTTAGCTATAAATGAATTTGTATATGATTCGTTTGTATTAGTAGTACTAGGATGTTTTGGTATTGCTGGATTAGAAAAATTCGCAAGAAAATAAAATTAAACTATGACTATATTAACAAAAATACACGGAATACCTTTATATAGTAACGTAAAAGATGCTACGCAATGGGCTAAGACAAGAGGGTTAAGTAGTTACCATGTCCATCATTGGAAAAGACAAATAGGATATATGGGTGGTACTAATCACTCGCAAGCCCGCGCAGGCCATGAAAATTATATGAGCGCGGTTAACGCGCGTCGAACTACTACAACGCGTCGAACCACCACAACGCGTCGAACTTCTACAACGCGAACAACGCCAACCCGAATAATAAGTAGTGGTGGTGGTGGATATTAAAAATTAAATTATGTTAGGAAACTTATTATCAGGTGGTGCTGCAGATCTTGTGAAAGGCGTAGGTGGAGTTATAGACGACTTGCATACCTCTGAAGAAGAGAAGTTAGCAGCCGAACAAAAAATAAAAGAAATTATTGCCAACTATGAAGTTGAGATGGAGAAAAACATCACAAGCAGATGGGAGGCAGACTTAAAATCAGACTCTTGGTTAAGTAAAAACGTTAGACCAATGGTTTTAATATTTTTAATAGTATGCACCATGCTATTAATATTTATAGATGCTGGTGCACTAAAATTTAACGTAAAAGATTCTTATATAGATCTTTTACAAATGGTATTAATAACTGTGATCGGCGCTTATTTTGGTGGTCGATCATTTGAAAAAGTAAAAAAATAAAATTATGGCAATATCACAAGATACAGCTTATGGCTTTGGTCAATTAGGATCAATGTACACTACTAATGGGCAAGCAGCGATTAGCCCACCAACAGGTAAGGTTTTTGTTGCTATCACGATGCTAGCAGACACAGTGTTTGATTCTAGTGGAGGCTTAGTCGCTGACACCACAAATACAGCAATTGCGGGTTTAGAGTACGTGGGTACTGAAGTAGCTGCCCACAATCTTGCTGACGGTAGTGAAACTTCAATATCTGGTTCAGAAGGTTTAGTAGTAGATTCAGTTACGTTTCCAAAAGGAGTAACTATTTATGGTCGTTGGACTGAAATAGACATTTCTTCTGGAGGTGGGGTTATAGCTTATATAGGAGACTAATGTTAGGAATAGGAAATGGTTTAGTTTATGGCGGACATATAGGTTTCGAACCTACAGAGATAGCTGATATATCATTTTGGTTTGACGCAACTCATGGCACGACTTTAGATACGGATCTTGTTGATAGTTGGGCAGCTAAATTTGGTCCTTGGTGCGCTAAAAGTCCTAGTGGTGGTGCTACTAGACCAACTCATAATGATACTTATATAACTTTTGACGGGGGTGATGATCTAGATATTTATAGATCTGATTGTAGTACAGCTCTTGATATTACACTCGACAGTGGTAGTGGTGGCTGGACACTACTAGCTATATATACAGACGCTGATTGGAATGGGGCTCAACAAGCTATATTTGGGCATAAAAGTGCTAATACTGATTTTGTAAGGCATGACTTAACTAATGATAGGTTTGAAATAAAAATAAATAATAATCTTAGAACTATAGATTTAGATTCCGCGTTAACAGATAGTCAATATTATGCTATAATGTTAACATTTGATGGAACATTAACTTTATATATAGATAATGTTGCTCAAGCTGACACAGAAACTCTATCTGATAGTAATGACATAACGATTAATGCTTTCGCACAAAGAAACAATGTGGATAAATTAACTGGAGATGTAAAACATCTAATAGGTTACGATAGAATATTAACAAGTGGCGAGCGTGCACAAATACAAAGTTGGGCTAACCAATTTATAGGATAAAATTAAAATTAACTTAAATTAAATAAAAATGGCAAAAAAAGAAAAAATAGTAGATTTAAAATCTAAACCTGAAAAAATAACTGAAGAACAGTTAAAAAGGGTTCAAGACACTGTAAACGATATAAATAGAACTCAATTAGAAATTGGTTCATTAGAAGTAAGACAGCATGAATTGATGCATAATATATCTGGATCAAGGGAAAGTCTTACAGTGTTACAAAAAGAATTTGAAGAAGAATACGGTACTTTTGATATTGATATTCAATCTGGAACTATAAACTATCCACAGGAAAATGGCGAAGCTAATAAGGAAGATTAGTGTAGGTAAAGATTACAAGAATGACGCTATGCACTATGCCGTGGGGCAAGAAGTGTATGGTGGTCATACTATTTGCGATATAATAGAAGAAGATGAAAAGTTTTCTGTTTATATCAAGAAGAATAAAGATGTATTACCTTGGAAAGACTTTAATAAAAACATGGCGGTATCTGTAGAATATAATCTAGAGTACTAATGAAAAGTGTTTACAACTTTGTTGTAAAACCAAAAGGAGAAAGATATAACAATAAAAAGAAAGTTGGTGATTCAGAGTTGATTCTCAACACTGAAATTTTTAATCATCAATATATAAATAGAGAGGCTATTGTTATATCAATCCCTATGATTGGTGATACAGATATAAAACCAGGAGATACAGTTATAGTTCATCATAATGTATTTCGTAGATGGCATAACGTAAAAGGTGTTGAAAAAAATAGTAAGTGTTATTTTAATGAAAATACTTATTTTATAAATAAAGATCAAATATTTTTATACAAAAGAAATAAAGAGTGGGTGGCGCCAAAAGGTTATTGTTTTGTAAAACCCTTAAAAGCACAAAACCCACTTAATATAGATTTAGAAAAACCTTTACAAGGTATTGTTAAGTATTCAGACGGTACCGCGGAGGTTAATGATCTAGTTGGCTTTAGACCAAATAGTGAATATGAGTTTATAGTCGATAGTGAAAGGCTATATCGAGTTTTATCAAATTTTATTACAATCAAATATGAATATCAAGGAGACGAAGAAGAATATAATCCAAGCTGGGCAAAAAGCAGTTGATGAACTGATTAAAGTCGCTAAGGAACCAATTGTAGATTCAGACGATGATATATCAGCAGATAGATTGAAAAATGCCGCGGCTACTAAAAAACTAGCTATATTTGACGCATTTGAAATACTTAACAGAATCCAAGAAGAAGAAAACTTGCTTGAGGGAAAAGCACCTGAAGAGACAAAGAAAAAAACTTTTAAAGGATTCGCAGAAGGTAGATCTAAGTAATGTACGAGCAAGATTTAGTTAAAATTATAGAGCCTATAAAAAAGACAACTATAAGTCGTCTTAATAAAGGTAAGAAGTGGAAATATGGTTACGACAAAGAGCACGATATAATTGTATTATCTCGTAATGGTCAAATAGGTGAAATTATAGAAATACAAAATTTAGTTATAGCGCTACCAAAGGCTCCAAAAGAAATATACAAACACGCCAAAAATAAATGGGTAAGATTCGAGCAACCTAAAGAACTCTCTCGTTTAAAAAATATATTTGATTGGAGAGGTTATCCGGAAGATGAAAAAGAAAAATGGTACGATTATATAGATCAAGAGTTCAAGCGACGAGAGGAAGGTTTTTGGTTTATGAACAATGGTAATCCAACCTGGATAACTGGTACGCACTATATGTATTTACAATGGAGTAAAATAGACGTAGGCGCTCCAGATTTTAGAGAGGCAAATAGATTATTCTTTATATTCTGGGAGGCTTGCAAAGCAGATAAAAGATGCTATGGTATGTGCTACCTAAAGAATAGAAGATCAGGGTTTTCGTTCATGTCATCTGCAGAAACAGTTAATTTAGCCACTATATCGAGTGATAGTAGATATGGTATATTATCTAAAACAGGTGCTGATGCTAAAAAAATGTTCACAGACAAAGTGGTACCTATTAGTATTAATTACCCTTTTTTCTTTAAACCTATTCAAGATGGTATGGATCGTCCTAAGTCTGAGTTAGCATATAGAGTACCGGCTAGTAAGTTTACAAGAAAAAAAATAACAGCTAACGAACAGTTAGAAGATATACAAGGATTAGATACTACTATTGACTGGAAAAATACTGGAGATAACAGTTATGACGGTGAAAAATTAAATCTATTAGTACATGATGAAAGTGGTAAATGGGAAAGACCAGACAATATATTAAATAACTGGAGAGTTACAAAAACTTGTTTAAGATTAGGTAGTAGAATTGTGGGTAAATGTATGATGGGGTCAACTTCCAACGCCCTAGATAAAGGTGGAGATAATTTTAAAAAATTATATAATGCATCAGATGTCACTAAGCGAAATAGAAATGGTCAAACAAAATCTGGTTTATACTCTTTGTTTATCCCAATGGAGTGGAACTACGAAGGATTTATTGATGAGCACGGAATTCCAGTATTCACTACTCCTGACACAGATGTGTTTGCCCCAGACGGTGAATTAATAGATGTAGGTGTAATAGATAATTGGCAGAACGAAGTAGATGGTTTAAAAGATGATCAAGATGCTTTAAACGAATTTTATCGACAATTCCCAAGAACTACAGAACATGCTTTTCGTGATGAAACGAAAAATAGTATATTTAACTTAGTTAAAATATATGAGCAAATAGATTACAACGAGGAAATGTCTAGAACCTTAGGAATTACAACTGGTAATTTTCAATGGGTGAATGGAATTAAGGATTCACAAGTAATATTCTATCCAGATCCAAAGGGTAGATTTAAAGTTAGCTGGGTTCCACCTCAACAATTACAAAATAGAGTGGTACTTAAAAATGGTATTAAATATCCTGGTAATGAACACATGGGAGCATTTGGTTGTGACTCTTATGATATATCAGGGACCGTAGATGGAGAAGGTTCTAAAGGAGCATTACACGGCTTAACCAGGTTTAGTATGGAGGACGCTCCTGCGAATAGTTTCTTTTTAGAATACTTATCAAGACCACCTACGGCTGAGATATTCTTTGAAGATGTATTAATGGCATTAGTATTTTATGGAATGCCAATACTTGCAGAGAATAACAAACCTAGATTATTATATTATTTAAGAAGAAGAGGATATAGAGGTTTTAGCATGAATAGACCAGATAAAGTTTGGAACAAATTATCTGTAGCAGAAAAAGAAGTAGGTGGTATACCTAACTCCTCAGAAGATATAAAACAAGCTCATGCAGCCGCAATTGAAATGTATATTCAAGATCACGTTGGTATGAGACAAGATGGAACATTTGGTGATTTATACTTTAATGATTTATTAAATGATTGGAGTAGATTTGATATCACAAAAAGAACAAAGTATGATGCGACAATAAGTAGCGGTTTAGCTATAATGGCTAACAATAGACATTTATATGCGCCTAATGCTAAGGTTGAAAAACCTAAATTAAACATAAACATCTCTAAGTATAATAATACTGGAGTTAATTCACAAATAATCAAATAATAAATATGGCAGAGTCTGGCATTAAAAGTTATTTCCCGAGTCAAACTGTAAGTGATGCTGAAAAGTTAAGTTACGATTATGGGTTGAAGGTAGGTAAGGCAATAGAGCAAGAGTGGTTTAATAATGATAGAAATCTTAATAGATTTAGATCTAATCAAAACAACTTTCATAGTTTGAGATTGTATGCTAGAGGCGAACAGTCGATACAAAAATATAAGGATGAGTTATCTATAAACGGTGATTTGTCCTATTTAAATTTAGATTGGAAGCCTGTTCCAATTATTTCAAAATTTGTAGATATAGTAGTTAACGGTATAGCTGAAAGAACTTATGACATTAAAGCTTTTTCTCAAGATGTTTTTGGAATAGAAAAGAGAACACAATACATGGAGTCTATTGTAAGAGATATGCAAAGTAAAGAGTTTAATGATGCTGCAATGGAAAACTTCAATATCAATCTTTATGAAAATAAAAAAGAAGACCTACCAGAATCAGAAGAAGAATTAGCTCTTCATATGCAATTAAGTTATAAACAGGCTGTAGAATTAGCAGAAGAACAAGCTTTAAATGTTTTGTTTGAAGGTAATAATTATGAGTTAATAAAGAAAAGATTTTATTATGATTTAACGGTTCTTGGTATAGGTGCTGTTAAAACTTCTTTTAACACCTCTGAGGGTGTTGTTATAGATTATGTTGACCCAGCTAATTTGGTATATTCCCATACAGATTCTCCAAATTTTGACGATATATATTATGTTGGAGAAGTAAAAACTATACCTGTAAATGAATTAGCAAAACAATTTCCTCATTTAACAGAGAGTGATCTTGAGGATATAATGAAAAATAAATCTAGTAATAGATCTAATTATAATTCAATACATAGTTATGACAAAGAGGATAATAATACTATTCAAGTTTTGTATTTTAACTATAAAACCTATATGAATGAGGTGTATAAAATAAAAGAAACAGCTACTGGTGCAAATAAAATTATACCTAAAGATGATACCTTTAACCCACCAAAAGATAAAGAAGGTGGTTATACAAGAATGTTAAGATCTATAGAGTGTTTATATGATGGCGCTATGATTCTTGGTACAAATAAATTACTTAAATGGGAGATGGCATCAAATATGATGCGGCCAAAAAGTGATTTTACGAAAGTAAAAATGAATTATGCTATCGTTGCTCCTAGAATGTATAATGGTAAAATAGATTCATTAGTAAAAAGAATTACTGGTTTTGCAGATATGATTCAACTTACGCATCTTAAGTTGCAACAAGTAATGTCACGTATGGTACCAGATGGAGTTTATCTTGATGCTGATGGTTTAGCTGAGGTTGATTTAGGTAACGGAACAAATTACAATCCACAAGAGGCTTTAAACATGTTCTTCCAAACTGGTTCGGTAATTGGTAGATCATTTACTCAAGATGGAGATATGAATCCAGGCAAAGTGCCTATTCAAGAGATTACATCGGGATCTGGTGGAAACAAAATTCAAGCTCTTATAGGTAATTATAATTATTACTTACAAATGATAAGAGATGTAACCGGTCTTAATGAAGCTAGAGATGGTAGTATGCCAGATAAAAACGCTTTAGTTGGTGTACAAAAATTAGCAGCGGCAAATTCAAATACTGCTACTAGACATATATTACAAGCTGGATTATATTTAACTGCTGAAACAGCGGAGTGTCTATCTCTTAGAATATCTGATATCATAGAATACTCCCCAACTAGAGACGCTTTTATACAAGCTATAGGCGTACATAATGTAGCTACACTAGAAGAAATGAAAAATCTTCATTTATATGATTTTGGTATATTTTTAGAATTATCTCCAGATGAAGAAGAAAAAGCTATTTTAGAAAACAATATTCAAATGGCAATTCAACAGCAAAATATAGAGCTAGAAGATGCTATAGATCTTAGGGAAATACGTAATATAAAGTTAGCTAATCAACTTCTTAAAATACGTAGAAAGAAAAAACAAGAAAGAGATAGACAACTACAATTAGAAAATATACAAGCTCAAACTCAATCAAATGCGCAGGCTGCCCAGGCTGCTGCACAAGCAGATGTTCAAAAAAACCAAGCATTAAACGCTGGTAAAGCAGAGTTAATGCAAATGGAGGCGGAAATTGATGCTCAAAAAATGTTGCAAGAAGTTCAAATGAAAAAAGAGTTAATGGCATTAGAATTCCAATATAACATGCAATTAAAAGGTATTGAGGTTGATGGCATGAAAGAAAGGGAAAAACAAAAAGAAGATCGTAAAGACGAGAGAACAAAAATTCAAGCAACACAACAGTCAGAAATGATTGAACAAAGAAATAGTGGAAAACCACCTAAAAACTTTGAATCCGCGGGTAATGATATACTAGGTGGAGGATTTGATTTAGGGGCGTTTGAACCTAGATAAAATTTATTAATTATTATTATATTATATTATGGAAGAAAAACTAGAAGAAGTAGTTGAAGAAACTACACAAGAAACAACTGAACAAACTGAGGAAACTCCTCAAGTAAATGAATCTAATTTTGAAAGCGCTGGTGATGATAGCGTTATTAAAGTAGATTTAAGTAAACCACCAAAACCAGTAGAAGAAGAAAATGAAACTAAAGAAGATAACGCTGACGACAGCGGAGTGGTTGCAGAGTCTGAAAGTGCCGAGCCCACACAAGAACAAAAAGAAGTACAACCGGAAGCAGAAGCACAAGAAACTTCAGTATTAGAAGAGATAACAGAAGATTCTACCGAAGAAGAAGTTGCTGAAGTTGAAGAGCAAGTTGAAGAGGCTATTGCTGAGGCTCAGGCTACTGGAAAACCAATACCAGAAAATATCCAAAAACTAATAGATTTTATGGAAGATACTGGTGGAGATTTAAATGATTACGTTAAACTTAATCAAGATTATTCAAAATTAGATGATAAAAATCTACTATATGAATACTACAAGCAAACAAAACCTCATTTAAATAATGAAGAAATTAACTTCCTTATGGAAGATTCGTTCTCTTATGATGAAGAAATTGATGAAGAAAGAGATATACGAAGAAAAAAATTAGCGCTAAAAGAGCAAGTTGCCAGCGCTAGAGCCCATCTGGACGGGCAAAAGTCCAAATACTATGAAGATATCAAAGCTGGAAGTAAATTAACTCCAGAACAGCAAAAAGCTGTAGATTTCTTTAATAGATATAACAAAGAGTCAGAAGCAACTCAAAAAACAGTTAAAAAGAATACTGATATTTTTACACAAAAAACAAATAATGTTTTTAACGATAAGTTCAAAGGTTTTGAATACAATGTCGGTGATAAAAAGTACAGGTTTAATGTAAACAATGCTGAAGAAGTTAAAAATACTCAGAGCGATATAAATAATTTTACCAAAAAGTTTTTGGACAAAAATTCTACATTATCAGATGCTAAGGGTTATCACAAATCTCTATTTACAGCAATGAATGCAGACGCTGTTGCAAAACACTTTTACGAACAAGGAAAAGCTGATGCTATGAAAGATAGTGTCGCTAAAGCCAAAAACGTGAATATGGATCCAAGACAAAGTCATGGGAAAATTGAAGCAGGTGGTTTAAAATTCAAAGTGTTAGGTGATAATGCTGCTGATTTTAAGTTTAAAAATAAAAATCAAAAATAATAATTTAAAACATTTATAAAAAATGGCAATTTCAAGTGCAACGCCGATTGATGCGGCGCCAAGAAAACAAACGTTGTCGTCTAATTATGTAGACTTTACATCAAGTGATACTGAAGGATGGGCGCAACAATACTTACCAGATCTTATGGAAAAAGAAGCTGAGATCTATGGTAAAAGAACAATCGCAGGATTTTTAGCTCAAGTAGGAGCTGAAGAAGCTTCTGCAGCTGACCGAGTTGTTTGGTCTGAACAAGGTAGATTACATTTAGCGTATAAAGGAACAATTGCTGGTTCTCCAGCTGGTGATGCTAGTGATAATATCATTACTATTACTAAAGATATTGATGGTAATACAATTGCTTCAGGTGAGCATGGTATTAGAAAAGGTGATATCGTTATTGTTTCTCAAGCAACTGCAACTGTTAGAGGTTATGTAGACGATACTAGTGCAACTACTATCACTGTACATCCTTACAACGAAGCTGATTTAGATGCCGCTGGTTTATCAGATGATTCTACTGCTGACGCTGTAAGAATACTAGTTGTTGGTTCTGAGTTCGCTAAAGGAACAGCTGCTAGAGACTCTGCTAACTCTCCAAAGTTCAAATCTCATATGAACAAACATATTATCTTAAAAGATTTCTACGAAGTATCAGGTTCTGATGCATCTGCAATCGGTTGGGTAGAAGTTTCCGGTGAGGAAGGACAAAATGGTTACTTATGGTATCTAAAAGCTGAAGGAGACACTAGAGCTCGTTTCGCTGATTATTTAGAAATGTCTATGTTAGAAGGTGAATTAACAGTTGCAAACTCTGTTATTGATCTTCAAACTGGTACTGATACTGGTGCTGATGGTTCTGGTACTGAAGGTTTATTTAAAGCTATTACTGCTAGAGGTCACCAAACTACAGGTGTTACTGGTGTTAACGCTGCGACTGATTTAGCTGAGTTTGACGCTATTTTAGCTGTATTTGACCAAAATGGTGCTATTGAAGAAAACATGATGTTTGTAGATCGTTCTACTAGCTTAGCAATGGATGACATGTTAGCTTCTATGAATTCTTATGGAGCTGGTGGTACTTCTTACGGAGTATTTGATAACTCTGAAGACATGGCACTTAACTTAGGATTCTCTGGATTCCGAAGAGGTTCATATGACTTCTACAAGTCTGACTTTAAATACTTAAACGATAAAGGTACAAGAGGTGCTTTAAATGACACTGTAAATGCAATTAGAGGTGTTGTTATACCAGCTGGTGTATCTTCAGTTTATGATGAGATGTTGGGTAAGAATATGAAGAGACCATTCTTACACGTACGTTATAGAGCTTCTGAAACTGAGTCTAGAAAAATGAAGACTTGGGTTACAGGTTCTGTTGGTGCAATGACTTCTGGGAAAGACGTTATGGAAGTACATTACTTATCTGAAAGATGTTTAATTACTCAAGGTGCTAATAACTTCATGTTAATGAACTAAGCACAATTATTCTAAAGAGACTGGGATTAATTTCCCAGTCCCTTTATTTTTATTAATTTTATTATATATTATATTATGGCAAAAAAAACAAAAAATACAGAGGTGGAATCAACTCCACCGGTTGTAGAACAACCAAAAGTTGAAACACCGGTTGTGGAAAAACCAAAAAAAGTTGAAATTAAATCAACAAATCCAGAAGATAATTGGGAGATAAAAGATAGATTATATTATTTAACTAAAAACAGAGCTCCTTTAACTTACTTAATAAGAGGTAGTAATATTCATTATTTTGACGAAGAAAAAGGGTATGAAAGAGAGTTAAAGTATACTTCAAATCAAAGAACTTGTTTTGTTGATGAAATGAAAGGTGAGCAAAGATTAGAACATATAATTTTTGAAAAAGGACATTTGTTTGTTCCTAAAAATAAAACCGTTTTACAAAAACTATTATCTTTATATCATCCACATAGAGATACTTTGTTTGAAGAATCAAAGCCTTCAGTTAAAGCCGCGAGTCAAATTGAAATTTTAGAATTAGAAATAGAAGCATTAAACGCTGCTAAAAACATGGATATAGATATGGCTGAAGCCATTATGCGTGTAGAAATTGGCTCTAGAGTATCAGAGATGAGTTCTAAAGAACTTAAAAGAGATTTACTACTATATGCCAAGAAAAACCCAGCGTTATTCTTAGAATTAGTAAATGATGAAAATGTTGTTCTTAGAAACTTTGGTATTAAAGCAACTGAAATGGGGATATTAAAATTATCTTCTGATCAAAGGACTTTTTCGTGGGGTTCTAATGATAGAAAACTAATGAATGTCCCATTTGATGAACATCCATATTCAGCTTTAGCCGCTTGGTTTAAAACTGATGAAGGAATGGAGATTTATCAAAATATTGAAAAAAGATTAAATTAATCTAACTGTAGATGCAGTCGCTCTACGGGGCGATTGCAAACTACAAAAATTATATTATATGCAAAATAAAAAATCAAAAGGATTGGGTGATACGGTTGCAAAAATTACAAAAGCAACTGGAATTAAAAAAGTTGTAGATACAGTCGCTAAAAAAACAGGTAAGGATTGTGGCTGTGCAAAAAGACAAAATACTTTGAACAGATTATTTCCTTATAATAATTAAAAAGAAATTATGGTAAATATAGATACGGTATATCAAAAAGTTTTAATGTTTGCTAATAAAGAGCAAAGAGGTTATATTACACCTCAAGAGTTTAATTTATTTGCTGATCAAGCCCAATTAGAAATATTTGAACAATATTTTTATGATATGAATTTTTATCTATTAAAGCTTGGTAACACACAAGAATATAGTGATATAAGAGATAATTTAAATGAAAAAATTTCTATATTTGAAACAACAGGTGCAATTACCGCTGGGGTCTTACCAACAGATTTATATAGATTAGGAACCGTAATAACTTCTACTAATATAGAAGTTGAAGAAGTTCAACAAAATGAGCTTTTATATTTAAATCAATCACCACTTACAACGCCGAGTTTATCGAGACCAGTATATGTTAGAACTTCGGGGAGTACTATTACAACAACTCCTGTTGTGGGTGTAACTTGTACTTATTTAAGAAGACCAGCACAACCCAATTGGGGTTATGTTGTTGTAAATGGAAAAGCTATGTATGACGCTGGACAAGTAACCCACTTTGAATTACACGAAGGAGAAGAAAACGAGTTAGTATATAAGATACTAAAATTTGCAGGATTATCTATGAAAAGAGATGATATAGCAAAAGGTGGACAGGGATTAGAAACACTACAAATTCAACAAGAAAAACAATAAAAAATTATGGGATTAATAACACAAACACCTCAACAATATTATTCTGGGAATGTATTTGGTGATTATCAATTTACATCTTTAGATAATATAATAAATCATTTTATGATAGCTTATGTTGGTGAAGATAAAATTATTCCTAAAACAAAAAGATTAGATGTGGCATATCATGCTCAAAGAGCTGTGCAAGAATTATCATTTGATACTTTTAAATCTTGCAAGGCACAAGAAATTACAGTTCCTGCCACTCTGCAAATGACATTACCACCAGATTATGTTAACTACACTAAAATTAGTTGGGTAGATTCTGCTGGTATAAAACATCCATTATATCCCACTAATAGAACTTCAAATCCATCATCAAACCCTCTTCAAGATGATGATGGTGATTTTATATTACAAGCTGTTGGGACTTTAGATTCTGCACTTAGCACTATAGATTTAGACGCGGAATATAAAGATATTTTAGTTGGCATGAAAGTAATAGGGCCTTATATACCAGCTGGGACTATTGTAAAAAGCACTTCAAATTTAAATAGTATTACAACAATAACAATAAGTAATGGCGCGGGTACTCCGGTTACACCAACAGAAAGTAATACTGGTACAACTTTAACTTTTGAAAATACAGATGGATCATTAATTTTACCACAAAAAGAATCACATATAGTTGAAAATTTATCTTGGGACTTTACTTTAGCTGACTATAAAATAACAGGTACTGCTTCTGAATTAACAGATTTAGAAATAGGTATGAAAGTATCTCATGATGATTTTCCATTAAATACAATAATTACAAATGTCTACGATACTACTATAGTAGTAAGTCACAATCCAACTACTACAGTTTCATCTGGTGGCGAAATAACTTTTGTTTCTCCAGACATATCAGATACAGACACTTGGGCTAATTACAAATCAACTACACCATCAGAAAATAATAACGACGATTATGAAGATGATACTTATTGGCCACATCATGGGCAGAGGTACGGCTTAGATCCTCAGCATGCACAGGTAAATGGTTCGTTTTACATAGACTGTGCTTCTGGTAAAATACATTTTAGTTCTAATATTTCAGGAAAAACTGTGATCTTAGATTATATAAGTGACACTCTTGGATATGATAACGAAATGCAGGTTCATAAGTTTGCTGAAGAAGCTATGTACAAATGGATTGCTTATGGTATATTATCAACAAGAGCTAACGTGCCAGAATATATAGTTCGACGTTATAAAAAAGAAAAATTTGCTGAAACTAGAAAGGCAAAGTTAAGACTATCTAATATTAAATTAGAAGAAATCACTCAAATTTTAAGAGGTAAATCAAAACAAATAAAACACTAATATATGCCGGAGATAAAGCGTAGTTTTACCAGTGGTAAAATGAATAAAGATCTTGACGAGAGACTTATTCCACCAGGCGAATATAGAGATGCTCAAAATATACAAGTAGCAACGTCAGAAGGATCTGATGTTGGTACTGTTCAAAATATATTGGGTAATACTCCTGGTTGTAGTTATGCGTATCCTGGAGACAATCCGGTTCCAGAAGGATCAACAACAGTTGGATCTATTTCAGATGAAAAAAATGATACTTTGTATTGGCTTGTTGCCGGAACAAATTTTGAAGATGTGGTAGCGAATAACTTTCCATTAGCACCAGCAAGTGTTATGTCGTTTAAAGATCTCATAATGCGTTTAAATGCGGGGAGTGTTGGGTGTGAACCGGTATTTGTTGATAAATATAAATTCTGCACTGGTATACAACCTTCTTTAGCTGGAATACAAAATAGTATTTCATTAGACGATCCATCTTTATATGACCATATATTTGTTGGAATGACCGCCACTGGATTTATTGGTACAAGTCTTACTTGGCAAGCTAATGTAATTGATGTAGGTGAGATCAATATGCTGCCAGTTACATACACATCTCATTTCAATCAAGTATCTGTATTACCACCTCCTATTAACACAGAAAATTTAAGAGTTAGAGGTCTTATAAATACTGGTTGTTTTGGTGGTCCGACACAATTTGCTTTTAACGAAACTAGAGCTGGATATGCCTATGGATCAAATAATCCATCAGCAGGTTGCTGTCCTAATTATGGGGAGACAACCGGGGTTTTATCTAATCTTCCAGATTGTGATGCTTCTTCCAACCCTCCTTTTGGTGATTCACAATTTTGGATGCTACCTGCTGATTATGACCAAAGTATAGTTGTTGGTAGTATAATATCAGACGTTATAGATATTAATACTCAATCATGTCCTATGAATGCTATGTGCGGGGTGCAGGCAGAAATTTTAGATATTCAATATCAACAAATCTGTGCGGATAGTGAAAATATAACTTCACCAGGTTTTAATACGATGCCTTCTCCATTTTTTCAAATGCACACATGTTTTATGGCCTATGTATTTACAATTGGTTATAATGGACAAAGTCGATGGCTTGAACGTAGTCTCTTGTCATATACAATTGGAAATCCTTATAATTGTACTGGAACAACAGCGCAAGCTGGTGGTGGATGTAATGGTGAGGCTTATACATGGGCACCTCTTGAGGCTACTATAAGTCCACCGTCTTATTTGCAAAATGTTCCTAATAATACTATTTCAATATATTCTTCACAGTGGTTAGATGAAATTTACAACACGCTTTACGATGCAAATGGCGCTCTAACAGGTGCTCAATTAATGATAGATAACAATCTTGGCGCTGGAATTTATTGGCCTCCAAATTCATGTATTGATCCAGCTACTATTTCAGGTCCTTTGGATCT